CGGAATCGCGATGCGCCGCCCGGCCCGCGCCGCTCCCAGCCGAGATCGCCAAGGGCGCCGCGCATGTCCTCCGACACCGCGATGGCATGGGCGAGAGCCTGGCTCAGGGTGGTCAGGCGCTGGTTGATCTGCACGCCGATCCGCGCGCCCGCCGTCTCGGCGCGGGTCGCATCGCCGGACAGGGATCCGATGATGTCCTGCACGCTGTTGGCCGCAGCGATGGCGGCCGCAATGGCATCGGATGCCGCCTGCTCGACGGCCTCGACGCGCTCCTGCACCTGCGAATCGAACGCATCCCAGCGGATTGCGCCCGGCTCGGCATCGGTCGCCACGACAATCGGCTTTGGCGCGATGATGCCCCCGGACGTAACCCAACCGCCCGTCAGGCCCGTTGCGCCGAAGGCCCGCGCCCGGACGAATACCGGCTCCTCTGTCTCAAGGTAGCGAATCGGGGCATCACCGACCGGGCCAGGCCCCACATAAACCGTCTCCCAGTCTCCCTCGTTGTCGCCGTAGGCAATCTGCACCTCGTAGCGGACCGCCCCGACCTCGGCACGGATGGACCACTGCACGGCCAGCGACGATGTGTGCTGCACGACATTGGCGCGCAGGCTGACGACCTCGGGGGATTCTGCCGGCGTGAGCGTCCAGGAGATCGGTGCCTGCGGCGCGATGGGCGCATCGATGGCCGCATAGACCATCGGGCTGTCCAGCTTGGCGGTGATGCGGGTGCGACCCCTTTCGCCGGGCTGCACAGACTGGACAAGCCATTGCTCGCCAAGGTCCGCCAGCGGCCCGATGATGATGGCTGTTGGCTGCCTGCCAGAGGCAGCGAGCACATCCGTCAGGCTGATGCCGGTGTCCGTCTCCTCGTCCGCTACGTCGCTGCTGTCAAGGATAATCTGCCGAGGCCCGGAACCTTGCGTGACGCGGACTGGCCCCCACTCCCTGCCCTCACGATCCCGCAGCATGGCCCGGTCGCCAGTCTGCACCGTGACATCCACATCCAGGGTCAGCGTGGTGCCTGTGGCGGACAGAACGCCCGCGACGGAGCGGCTATCCACGAACCACGGGTCCACCGCGATGGCATCGCCGCGCTTGACCAGCCGGCCCGAGAGCTCGGTCTCGAAGGTGACTGTCCCGCGCCGGTAGAAGCCGGACGAGGACAGCCACTTGGCGAGGTGCATCGCGTGCTCGTAGGACGAGACGCCAACCCACTCAAGCCGGCGGGGGCCGAACACGGACGGCAGGCCGTAGTAGGCCTCCGCGCCGTTTGGCCGCTTGGGGTCTGCCGCCTCGTTGAATACGACCTCGACATGGGCGGACCCGTCATCCGCCTCAACCGCGAAATCGAGCGAGAGTGATCCCCGCACGATCTGCCGGCGTGTGAAGGTGTGCCGCCTGATCGCCTGCGGCTCGTCACGCACGAATGAGTAGCCAGCCCCGATCTTGACCGGCTCGGCGCGCATGTTGATGAGGATCGTCTTTGCCGCATCCCATAGCGACACAGGCCCCCTGATCTGGCCGTCGAACGTGTCGAACTCGGTTACAGCATCCCGGTATGCCAGGATGCGCCCATAATCGATCAGGTCATCGCTGATGTTGCCCCCGAAATTGGGGTTGCGCAGCAGGTCCGCAAAGGCGTCCACGCATTTGCGGATCGGGGCCTCGACGAACTCCGTCCCGTTGAATACAGGCCCGACGCGCTCCTGCTCGAATTGCACATCCGAGAACGATGTAACACCAAGGTCTTTCGATGACCTGATCTCCATCACGACTTCGGTGATGTTCGGGCGGATGATGGTGTCCGGCGTGTAGCCTCGCAGCGCATCCCAGGAGATATCGACGTTATCATTGTCATCGATCTTGGCGCGGTTGTTCCGGGCGCGAACGGCGTAGCGCCCCTCGGGGACGGTCAGGAACTCAGACCAGCGCAAGGCTTTGGTCGTGAACAGCGGGCGGCTGTTGCGGTAGAGCGTCTGCCACGGGCCGGTCGGGTTGCCGGCATCGTCAATCGGAGCATATTCGAACCACAAATCGCGCGTGGTCTCGTGCCCGTTGCGCGAGTAGCCGGAAGGGGTTGAGAAATCGACCTGGATGCGGTTGATGGTCGTGTTGACAGGGTTGACCGCGAACGGCCCGAGGATCGGCGTGACATCGGTCGAGAGCGGGATCGTCTGCCCGGTGACGTTGGGGCTGGTGATGACGTTGGACGGCGCGAGCGTTGACGCCTGTCCGTAGAGCAATTCGAACTTGCAACGCGGGAACGGCGCGGTGATGCCCGATGTCGTCACGCCCGTATTCGGCTCAAGATCGCCGGCCCAGAAGATCGTATTGCCGACGCGGATGGTTTTCAGCTTGTATTTGCCGGCGCCGAGAACAACCCGCTTGATGAGGATGGTGTCAGTCTCGTTCTGGAACTGGTAGTAGTCCGGCTGGGCGGAATCAGCCGGGTTCCAGTAGCGGCCATAGCCGAACGGGATGCGCTCGTTCGGCCTTGGCAGGTTGCCGCCGCCGGTGACGCCATAGATCTTGCTGTCCTTTTGCCCCGAGCGGGCAAGGGCGGACAGGACCGCGCCACCACCGACAACGATGCCTGCGGTGATGACCTTGGCAGCAATGCCATCCTTGGCGAGATTGAGGGCGGCCGCCGCAGCCGGCCCAGCCCAGAAGGCAAAGGCAGCAAGCGCAATGGTGGCAATCGTCAGGCCGATCTTGGCCCCACCGCCGCGCCCGCCACCAGATGGCGTTGCGGTGATGAGAACGATCTCGTTCTTCTCGACCCGCCGCGCGCTGTAGAGCCTCTCGGCAAAAGCCTCGACCTCGTGCGGCTCCGCATCATCCGGGATCGAAGGGAAATAGATACTGTCGCGAGTTGGCGCCATGATGTCGCCGGGCCGATGCACCGACACGAGCGCAAGATCGCCGCCATAGCGCGCCGCATGGGCCTTGACGATGAGATCGAGGCGCTTCTTCCGCGTCTTGATGCGCGGGGCAATCTCGACCTGGTTGACGTTGACGAAGCGGATTTCGGTCATGCTGGAACCCAATAGGTCGGGTGCCATCCCCGCAGACGCACGGCGGCCTCATCTTCGACCGCGACGCCTTGCGGCCTGTCCGTGTGGACGATGACGGGATGCGGCATCAGCAGGCACACTCCGGCATGGCAATCGACGCGGGTTGTCGGGCGGCTGGACATGAGCACGACAGCCCCATGGGCAGGGCGGGCGCTTTGAACCCATGCGGCCTTGGCAGGCGCGCCGTGGATCGCCTCATGACGAGCGCGCGGGGAACGCACATAGTCGGCAAGCGGCAATTCGCGCCCAAAGAACCTGGACTGGATTTCGACCACCAGTGCCCAGCAATGGCGATCCTCGCTATAGGGTTCGCCGTTGATGCTGTTGAGATATTCAGCGAGAGTCATCGGGCGAACAGGGCCGGGAAGCGGCCACGATCGTAGAGCTCGCGACTGGTGGCCTGCATCTGCACCTCGCGCCCGCCGATTTCCGCAGATGCGGTCGTGCCGGTGATCGTGACGGACTTGAGGAACAGGTTCCGGACGATGCCGCCCGGCTCCGAAAGATCATCCGGGTCGAACTCGCGAAAGATGACCTCGACCGGCTCGTTCGTCGTGATTGTCTCGCGCATGATGCGGAGGATTTCGCCGGAGACATTATCGATGCGAACGCGCGCCGGCGTCGGGCCGCTGGCATCCATGCCGGGCGGGATCATCTCGAAGGCCATCGGGGTAAACTCGACCTCCTGACCGGCATCACGCGGGGCATCCGCCTCAAGCGTTGCCATCAGCGGGTCGCCATAGTCGCGGCCAGCGACGAACCGGACCGCGCCATCCTCGAACGTGGGGTGGTAGAGCTCGACCGTCGCCCATGGGCCGTCTCCCTCCGCCACCGAATATCGCTGGCGAAGGCGGGCCGTCAGGAAGTCAACCATGCTATGGGTAAACCGTCAGATTGCCGGAGACGAGATACCAGCCGCCGCCCGCATTGCGGATTTCCGGTTTCCGCCCCTCGAAATGGCACGCGCACGTCTGATTGGTGTAGCCGGCCCAATCGACGGCCATCTCGAACCGCAGCGTGCCGCCTTCAAGGTCGTCCTCAAAGAACTCATCGAACTCAGCGACTTGCGCCTCGCTCATCATCCACGTCACGCTCTCGCGGAACGCCTTGATGCGGGACCAGCGGCGCGAGCCGACCGGGCCATCATCCATTTCCGTGAGGGTCTGCTGAAACCTCTCGGAGCGCGACCATCCTGCCTGCTGCGGTCGCTGCGGCAAGGTCGAGGGCCAGACGGGCATACTCATCCGACAAGCGCCCCGTTCTGCTGGATGCCGAAGGACGAGCCGATGGCGCTCGCCATCGGGCCGCGCCGCGATCCAACCTTCTTGGCCATGACGCCTTCGACCTGATCCGCCACGTCCTCAAGGGTGATGGTCCAGTTACCGTCACGGTCCTGTTCTGTCTTGGCGTCCACCGGGCGGCCATTGTTGATGATGGTGACGTTGCCGCCCCGGACCACGGGCATCGCGCCCTGGGCCACGACGCCAAGCTGACCACGGCTGTTACGCTTGAGCGGCATGACGGCTTCCGGACCGGCCTCGCCCATCAAGCCCATGCCGTTCGCCATCGGGAAGATGGTCGGACCGGACACCACGCCGCCGCGCGCGAAGGGGATGACATTGCCGCCGGCGAACACATTGCCGTTCGCGCTGGCTGTCATGAAGGATGATAGGTTGAGAGGCGCTCCAGCCCCTCCGAAAAGACCGCTTCCGAATGTGCCCAGCAGGTTGCCGAACAACTGGTTGATGGCCCGGTCGAGGGCGATCTGCATCAGCCGCGCGCCAAGGTTCTTCACCGCATTGCCGAGGGCTTCCGTGACGCTCTTGCCGTTCATGATGTCGTTGACGAAGGTCCGGCCAAAGTCGCCAGCGATGTCGTTCGCCTCCCGCAGCGCGGCGTTGAACCGCATCTGCTGGGCGATGGCCCCGTTCATCTGTTCGGACCAGCCCTCGCCATAGACGGAGCGCAGGCGCGATGCGATATTGCGCTCGCTGTCCGGCATGAACATGGTCTGCCGCTCGAAGGCGATGTCCTGCGAAAGCCTCAACTCGCGTGCAGACTGGACGGCCTTTGCGTAAGCGTCGGCAACCTCAAGGATGCGCTGGCGCTGCTTCTCAAGCTCAGGCGTGAGGCCGGACGATGATCCAGCGACAAGGGCCTGTGCGTCGGCAAACTTCTTGCTGATCTCACCGCCGTCGCGAAGGTCCGCGTTCAGGGCCTGCTGGATGGAGCGATGGCGCTCCGCCTCATAGGTTGACATGCCCATGGCAGCGCTTTGCTGCTGGATGAGGCGCGTGCGCTCCTCGATCTGGCGAAGCTGGCGGTCAAGCGCGGATTCGTTGTCGTTCGCGGCGCCGCCGCTGCGAGAGGATGGGATGACAGTTGACCGAAAGCCGTTCTGGAGGCGGTCCCATGGGGCGAAGTCGCCGCCGGTTGACCTCCGGTCCCTCAACCACCTTTTCAGCGTCTCCCATGTTGCATCAGTCATTCCAGGCGGCCTTGCCGACACTGGCACCTGGCTGGACGAGAAGCCGTATCCGGCAAGCGTGCGCTCCTGCTCTGGCGTCACCATTTGCGGGAATAGCGACTGGAACCGCCTGTTCAGACCGGCGATGAACCCCGATGCTTGTGCCGACAAGTCGGCAAGCCCGCGACCGATATCCATGATGGCGGACTTGCCGTACTGCGCAAACGCCTCCCACCCCCTGTTCCATGCGGAGTCGAAATCTTTGGCGGCCTGCACAATCCTTTGATCAATGCTGGACGCCAGGATTTCTGCCTCGGCACGCGCTTGGGCGAAAGCACGACTGCCGTTTTCCAGCAGCGGCACCCATTCTGCCGTCAGGCCAAGTGTTTTTGCGATATCGATGCGATCCAGGTTGGTCGCCGCTCCGGCGATGAGGATTGCGGCCTGCTCAAGCGCCTGATTTACGTCGATGACATTGCCGGCACGGTCTCGCCATTTCTGATTATTGGCATCCATGAGGCGGGTGAGTTCGTTTTCCTCACGTCGCGCCTTGTTCAACTGCTCGGCAAGACCAGTAATGCCTTGGTTGACCTGCTCCGACGATAGTCCGGCCATGCGCCCCATGACGCCAAGCCCGTTCACCTGACCAAGTGTGAGGTTGCTGAGGCGCGAAACCCTGTCGATCTCAATCAGTTCTGCCTTCACTGCCTTCAGGCCAGCCACAGTCCCCAGCAATGCACCTGACGTGAACCCGACGAAGAACCGCTGAATGACGCCGCTTGCCAGTCCAGCACTCATGCCGAGGTCGTCTGCCGCCGCGCGGGCGCGATTGATCTCCTGTTCGAGCCTCTGTGATCCGGTTGCAGCAGCCCCAGCGCTGCGCTCAAGCCCGCCGACCGCCTGTTCCGTCCGACGCGCAGACGTGCTGAGGCTATCCAGCGCGCGCGACGCATCCGTGACCGGGCGGCTGTCAATCGTCAGGCTAAGCGTGGCAATGTCAGCCATGGCGGGTTGAATCCATTGCGGCTATTCTCGCGCCCATTGAAGGAGGCATGAATGAAGGCTCTGATGGTGATCGGCGCAGTTGTCGGCTTTGCCGTTGCGGGCGCTGGACTGGCTTCGATGCGGTCGGATATTCAGCTCATCGTCGCGCTGATCGGCTTTTTCTCCGCCCTGATCATGATCGGTCTGGCGACTGTCCTGCACCGACTGCGTTGACCTCGCAGAACGCCTCGGACAGCGCCCGGATCGCCCTCACCTCCCACGGGGCGAGCCTGATCCTGCGCAATGCGGACCATGCGGCGATCTCGGTGTAGGTCAGAGGGGCAGGCCCGAAACCGGTTGGCATGGCTGGCCCGATCTCGTGGAACCACTCGACAAGGTATTCGGCCCCCTCCGGCACTTCCGGGCCGTGAAGTTGGGCTTCGAGTTCGGCCCTGCGCTGCGGGGTTCGCGCCCGTTTGATGAGCGCCTGTAGGGCCTCGCGCTCGCTGGTGCCCTTGGCGTCGCGCCGATCAAGCGCGAACTCATGCCGCGCCCATGCCGTCAGTCCTTCGACGGTTTGGAGAAAAAAGCGGCCCGGTCTCCAACGAAAGCGTCGGCCTGATCCTTGATCCAGGCAAACCGGCGATCGCTGTAAAGCGCACGCGCATTTTGCGGCGAGAATGGATAGTCGATCGGCTCCCCGTCAGGGGACACAAGATGCCACCCCACTGTGAGGGCGACGAGCAACTCAACACTGTTCGCCTCGACCTCCTCCGCCGTCATCTGGCGATTGCGCCGCTGGATCGCCCTCGTCATGACATCGCGGCGGTATTGTTCGCCGGCCGCGCTGTCGGTGCCGAGCAGGAGGATGTGCGCCTCGCGCCCGTCCCTGTCGCGGATCGGCTGATTGGTTGCAGGATGGATCAGGACGAGCGTGCCAGGCACGTCCGCTGCGATGGCGAGGCTGTCGAGGCCGGTCATGGACTAATCCTTGTCGGGAGGATGGCGGGGCGCGCCGACACACGCCCCGCCCGTCGCTGTGCGACGCTCACCCGGCGGGAGTGACCGGGGAGGTCTTGCCCCATGTCGGTGAGGGTCTTGTCACGCCTTCCGGCGCTTGGCCGCAGCCACGGCAGCGGCAATCGGGCCGTCAGGGGCTACAGGGGCAGCGGCAGGCGCAGGATCGGCATCCACGGCCGCCGCAGACGCCCTTGCGGTCGCGCTGATGGCGATGTGCTGCAAGCCGGCCGGAGCCGCAGGCCACTGCACCCGCAGCCCGGCACGGCGCGCATCCAGGATAGCGTCATGCAGGGCCGCAGCGGCCTCGCGCACGCGCGTCTCGATCTCTCTCGTCATGGTCAGGCCGCCGTCGTCTGGAACGCGATCATCGTCGGGTCATAGGCCCCGCCCCGCTCGTCCTTGCCGATCATCAGGTCGAGGGTCTGTGTGCGCGGGCCATCCTGTCCGATCTCGGACTTGGAGGACGAGGACAGCGTGAGGAAGGGGACGTTGATCGCGAGGAAATCGGCCGGCTCCGCCTCATTCTCCGCGAACTTGATGTGCAGCGACAGGTCCGTTTCGGCCAGAAACGCCGCGGTTCTGGCGAAATCCTGCCGCAGGCCGGTGATCGATCCCGTGATCTCAAGGTCGTTGTCGAACACGTCAGGGGTGAGGACCGACCCAACCACCGGCGCGCCAGCGGCGCGGCGATCCATGCGGATCGTCAGGCCCGTCAGGTCCGCAACCATGGTCGAGCCGAGATAGATGGACGCCTCAACCGCCGTCAGGCCCTGCGATGTCGTGTAGGTCGGAGAGGTAAAGTGCGGGCTGTTGGCCCCTTCCTTCGTCTCCATGTTGCGCCCGACCATCCCGATTGTGACGGTCGCCATCCGGTTGGGCTCCATGGAGATTTCGAGGCTCGAAACTCGGCACCATTCGAACAGTTCGGATGCGTCGATATCGATCTCGCGCTCCTCGACGGTATAGGCCTTGCGCGTGGTGCCGCAGATAACCTTCTTCGGCCGCGTGATCGTGAATGAGGTGTCCGGCGTCGCGTTTACAGTGAGCGAGTTGGCCGGCAGCGTGATCGTGGTCGCGGTCAGCCCGAGGATGGGGCCGAGATTGCGCCCGTTGTTGGCTGCCGTCGCATGATTGGACAGGCGGATGATGTCGCCAACCCGCAGGCCGGCCGTGATCCACGATCCCGAGTTGCCGACAATCGTATTCGCGGTCGTCGTGATCTGGGTCGGGCCGCCAGCCGTCGCCTCAGTGATGGTCAACCCGGCGTCCCATGACCCCCACAGCATGGCGGCAATCAGCGCATCGAATGATCCGACGGACAGATCGGCCACATACTGCCCCGCAACCGTCCGTCCGCCATGACGGCTGCGAGTGCGCTGACCGTCCCGGCGATTCTCGTTGGACGCAATGGCCTCTTTCGTCAGATTCAGGCCGCCAGAGTTGATCCGGAACCCAATGGCACCGGACCCGCTTGCCGGCGTGCCAATCGTCGTCTGCTCCTTGATCGCAACCTCGACCTGTCGCGAAGTCTGGTAGGGCATAGCGTCGTCTCCTCACGAGGAATCGAGGCCACGCCTCAAGCGGGCCTTGTTGCCTTGCCGAAGGGCGGAGCGGCGTTGGTTGTGGATTGCGATCAGGCGTTGACCTGGCAGAACCAGTTGATGGTCACGGGAACCATCCAGAATTGGCCGTCCCGCATGGCGGAGCCGGCATAGGGCGGGCGGACGATGCGGACAGTGACACCCTCGGAGGTCATCCACGTGCCGCGCTTGAAGTGCTGCACAACGGCTCCGGCCAGTTCATCAGCCGGGCCTGCACCCTGCTTGATCGGGGTGTAAACGGACACTTGCAGGATGCCGTTCAGGGTTTCCGTCCTGAAGGCCGTTGCATCTGTCGGGTTGCGAAAGACGAAGGCCCGGAAATGCCGCCCGGTCGGGGCTGCGAAATCCACATTCGGCCATCCGATGGGTATTGGCGGGGTAAACGACAGCGAGGCCAGCCTAGCCAGCAGCGCGTTCGTGATCTTGGTCTCGACAGCGGTTGCCATGCGCTACCCTTTCCTGCCGACCGCTGCTAGGATTGCCGGATGCCGCCCAAGCTGACCGATGAACAGGTCTATGACCTCTTGTTCAACGCCCGCCGCGCGCTGGGGGACGATGAGGCCATGACCGTCAGGGGCCGAACCGTCCTTGAGTTCGCCCGCCAATCGCTGGTGACGCTGCAATTCGGCCTCTTGCAGGCGATGGACGCCGCAAGCGACCGGATCGAGCCCCTCAGCGGCTTTGACGAGCCGCCACAGCCGCCTTCGCCTCCGCCACGCTCTCGCTGACCAGCCGAGGCCACTGGGCCGCTGCAAGCCGGTTCCAGGCTCGCGGGGCCTGATTGTAGGTCCGTCCGAGGCTATCGGTGCCGGTGAACCCGTATTCGAGCCTGCGGGCATACCGCATCGTATAGGACAGGCCGATGCGATCCCCGATCTTGGCATTGGCGATGACGCCGATAATGGCCGCCTCGTTGTAGGTGGTCGGTGCGCCCTCCGGATCGCGGTCAGCAGGCGGTGGCGACTCGTTGAGCGTTGCCACCAGCGATGCCCGCAGAGCCCCGGTATCGTAAGGCGCCGTCTCCTGCATCAGGCGCGACAGCTTGAGCGTGGCCGTGCGGAACACCGCCGTCATGCGCGCTTCGGTCTGCCGAACCCATTCGTCGATTTCTGCCGAGAAACGGGCCGCGCCCTGCGATGCGCCACCGGCTCTTGCGAATGCGCCGGGTGTCGGACCCCTTGCCATCACTCAAGACCAGCGAAGAAATCGATGTCGAACGAAACCCAGCAGCGACAGTTGATAACCTCCTCAGCTGGGGCCATCGGGTCTCCGGGGAATTGAAGGCGCGCGCCGGATGGCGAGATGAAGTCGGCACGGAACGGCACCTTGGACTTGTTCAGCGCGCGATGCGTATCACGCACCTTGCTATCGCGCGTGCTGTTCCAGACCTTCATGATGGCGCCTTCCGACACCTCCCCGCGCTCGATCATCTGCCGCATGTTTTCCATCGTTGCGGCATTGAGAGCGGCAAGCGTCTCGGTGCGGGCAATGACCTCTGCCCGGTATCTCAGGGCCTTGTTTCGATAGGCTTCCGCGATCTGCCTGATCTGATCTTCGGTAAGCGGCTTGCCGTCCTTGATCGCCTTGAGGATCGCCGCGTCGAACCGCTTGTCGCGCAACTCGTATTTCAGCGCCGCCTTGTCGTTCGCCCGCAGCTTGTCGGTGAAGGACTGGACCCACCCCTCTTGCGCTGCGGTCAAGCCGATGGCGCCGCCCTCGCGCTTGCCGGTCTGACGGTTGAGCCGCCCCACCAGATCAAGGGCCGTGGTGCGCGGGTTCTGGCCGCGCTCCATCCCCAGCCTGATCTTGTCCCGGATCAGCAAACGGGTGTCGTCAGAGACCTCTCGAACGAGATTGGCGGACTGGTTGCGGATGATGCGTTCGGCGGTAGGATTGCGCACGTCGAAGTAGATGGACACACGCGGATTGCCGGCGGATGCCAGACGCGCCGCGTTGTTTCCGCCCGCCTCGAAGGCGTTCGACAGCGCCTTGTCGAGAGGCCGGAACGAGGCCATGTCGATCCGCAGTTCCCTTGCCACAGCCTCCACATCGCCGCGCTCGATATACTGGACGAGGCGGGCAATCGAGGCAGGGTTGCGGACGTTATCGACGCTCTCGCGAAACGCCTTTCGCACCTCCGGTTCGTATGCCTCCAACAGCTTGTCGAGGCGCGTTCCCCTTGGCCGCTTAGCCATGTTCTTCCGGGTTCAGCGGGCCGGATGCAGCGGGGGGAACATCGCGGATAGGCCAGATGGGCCGCTCTACCGACACCCTGATGATCGGCAGCGGGTTGCCGTAGTCGGGCCTTTCGATTGCGTGACAGGTGAACTCGACTTTCAACCCACGTTCGACCAGATGCTTCGCGGCGATATTCAGTTCCTCAGCGCAGTTCACAAGCCTGCGCACCTCGCTTTCGTCTGTGCCGGGCTGTTCGGATCGGATGGCGAAATACTCGCGCTTGTCCATCGGGCAGTCCTTATCCGTGCTCTTCCAGGTGATCCGCGTGCGCCCGCAGGATTTGCACCACTTCCGGGGTTGAGTGGCCGCCCATCAGGGCCGATATGGCGGCCTCAAGGATCAGGATCGAGCGGGAGCGGAGGTGATTGATGATCGCCGCTTCCGAGATGTCCTCAAGGCGCGGATCATCATCGCTTTCATCGGTCATGAGCCTATCTGCTCCCGAGGGTCAGGTAATCGACGGGCCCGCCAGTTGCGGTGTCATGAGCGATGGCGATGCGAACGGCATCAATGGCACTGGCGCCGGCTGCCATGGCCCCGACCGCGATGCGCTCCCCGCTGCCGACCGCAAAGAAATCGCCGTGGGCCCGGGTCAGCGGGCCATAGCCGGTCCAGAAATGCACGGCGCCGTCTGGCGAGACGATGATCGCGTCTGCCTCCTTGGCTTCCGGGGGCTCGCCTTCGGCACCCGCCTCGATCCACGCGAGCACGATAGCGGAAGCCGTGATCGGTCCGGCGCACCCGCATAGCCATCCGGCCTCGTTCGTTGCGATCTTGCGCATTTCGCCACAGCGGAGCGTGCCGCTGGTGATCAGCCTGTCAGCCGCCAGCACCCCGTCGCGGTAGGCAATCGTGGTCATTGGCAGGCCCCGGATGTCAGAAGGGCCGCCCCGTAGGACGGCCCTGATATTGGGCATCGGTCACAAGGACTTTCATCAGGTGTGACCAGGCCCAATGTATGCGCGGGCATAGTTTCATCGGCTTTTCGGCATAACGCTAATGGCCCGCGCGCCGCGCTAGGCGGCAAGAGGCTCGCGGGCTGGCACCCTTTGCTCGGTCTCATCATGAGACAAGAGGGGTGTGGCCTTCCCGCGATTCCAAGCCTGCCACAGGTCTCGTAGCAGGCGCTTTTCCATGTAGCGCTGGGCCCTCCGGTGGATGATCCCGTCGCTGATAAACTCGTTTGCCCGCGCCTTCGGAATCTTCAAAGCCGGAGCAACGGTCAGCCCGGCCGCCTCGGCACGCTGGCGCTCGTATTCCTTGCGAGCCAGATAGACGGCCCGATATTCGCCGTTCGCCTTGATCAGCGCGTCGCCAATGACGAACATGCGCGAGCGGCGAACGCGGCTGTAGCCATGCGCGATCCAGTCATCCTTGCTGGCGGATTTCGGCAACCCCCCCTGCCGGACGCCATCGATGACCGCAAGGCCCAAGCGCTTCCACACCCTCTCGCGCGCTGAACAGGCCGAAGGCACCCCATCAATGCGGACAGACACCTTGGCAACGATCCAGACCACGCTCGAGAGGGCAGGCGTCGTGTTCCTTTCGACCGGCGACACGCGGGACGGTGGCCCCGGCGTCCGCCTCGCTAATCGGGGATGACCCCTCCCGACACCGCCCGGCACTCCCATGTCGCCTTGGCTGGATCGGTCGCCACCGCAGGCTTGCCGGAGCCAGCCGGGACAATCGTGTAAGCCTCGCCACGGATCGTCACCACGTCACCCGGCGCGGGCTCGATAGCCAGCGAATGAGCAAGGATCGTGATCCGCACCTCATTCGCCCCGACAAGCCCGCCCGAAAGCCATGTCTCGCCCCAGGCATCATGGATCGCCCGGCACGGATAGGTGACGGCGCTCGCCTCTCCCGGTATCCATGGCGTCTCCGGCTCCGGGTCAGCCGTCGTGATCCGGGTCAAGGTCGCCGGCAAAAACGTGCGGGCGAGCCCCCTGCTGATCTGCCGGGCAAGCGAGCCAGCGAGCGGGGAGGCCATCAGACCCTCAGCAGGGCAACCGATGCCGAGGCCGGCATGAGCAGGCCGGACAGCAGCCCCTCGATCACCGGAAAGGCCGTCACAGCCGGCGCACTGTCCTTGTATTCGATGGAGACAGACCCGGCCTTGATGCTCCTGACCGCCCCACCGCGCTCAAGGTCGGGGGCCATGCTGCCCGGCTCGATCAACTCGCGCCGGGCCGCCTCGATGATGGCATACTGGACGGCAAGAGGGGCCTCATCATTGTCCCATTCGTCAGCCCAGCGGGCGTTGTAGGTCGCGGCGATGTAGTCCTGACCGCGCCGCAGGGCCGCCTCCTTCTCGGCATCCGATCCGGTCCAGTCAGCCCATGCCCGCGCCGTCGCATAGGCATTGGCCGTCGCAAGGTCTGCGGCAAGATCGGTGTAGGACAGCATCAGGCGGACGCTCCCGCGATTTCGTCCCGCAGACGGCGCTCGCCCCATCGCATGTCGGGCTTGCGGCCAGTCAGGCGCTCGTATTCCGCGCGAAGGGCGGCAGTCTCGTCATCGCCCGCTTGCGGTTCGGCAGGCTGGGCCGGCTCAACACCGGGCGGGGCAAACGCGATATCGACGATGCGATAGCCCGCCGCGTTGAGCTCGCGCTTGCGCTCCGGCGTGACCGGATGAGGCTCGAACGCCACCTTATCCAGCACGATCCTCGGCATCATTACGCTCCGTCGTCAAATGGAAGCGGGGGCAGCCGAAGCCGCCCCCGTATCACGATCAGGCAAGGCCGACGGCCATCACGCCAGCGGTGTGCTTGATGCTGGTCGCCACCTTGTCCCAGTTGGAACCGGTCGCGATCTCGGCATCGGTCGGGGACTTGCCGCCGTTCGCCTCGTCCCAGGTGTATCCCTTGAGGCCAAGGCCGAAGGTGTAGTCCACCTGCATCGTGGTTTCGATGCGGGTCTGACCGTTCCGCGTCTCGATGTTCGAGATGATGTCGCGGGCGTCATGGATCACCGCAGCATTCGCCACGAGCGACAGCACGCGGCGCTTGTTGGGCGTGCCGGCGACGTAGAGCGCCGGAGCGTCCGTGATGACCACAACGCGGTCGAGGATGTCCACCACGCGAACATTGCCAGCCTGGAACAGCTGGGCCGTGTTCATCAGGTTCTGGCCGATGAAGGAATGGAACGACGCGCCGTCCATCACCTGAGCCACGAGGTTCGAGGAATGGTCACCGAACAGGGCGTGGCTGTCGTTGACAGCGGCGTAATCGACCTTCTTGGCCTCCGGACCGCCGGACACATCAACCGTGGTGTCTGCACCCTGGTTGCTGATGGCAGCGCACAGCGCGGCAATCGAGGTATTGAGCATGTCCTGCAACATCGCCTCGGCAAAGTTGCGGGACGCGACCTCGATACCCTCGGCGGTCGGCTTGTTGAGCCAGGTCATCTGCGCCGGCTCGTAGCGGATCGGGCCGAAGCCGCCAGCGATCTTGACGGTCGAGTGCTTGATCTGCGTCAGGTCGGTCGCAGCGGCCGCCGACTGGGCCGCATAGCGGTCAACGCGGCGCCGGGCCGAATGGATGGCAGCGTAGAACGATTCCTGAAGGAAATCGCCCTCGAAGCCCTCGGTGGTCAGGCGGATCGCGCCGCCGGAGGCACCATTGAACTTCTCGACCATCTGGGCCAGCGTCTCAATGGTCGCCGGCATGACATACTTGTTGAACACTTGCATCTGCGTGAGCGACATGGGTTTCTCCTTTTCTGTCGCGTTGGTGAGATTGGGCACTGCCCCGAATGCCCGTCACCTCGACGGGAGAAGCCCGCGCGCCACTGGCTGCGGGTCGAACCGGAACTAGCTCTGCGCCAGCTCCGGGAACTTGCTGCGGATCGCGGAAATGCGGTCGGACCGATCACCGCCGAAGCTGCCAGTCTGCTTGCCCATACGGGCGCGGCCATCGTTGCCTTCGCCGCCGGCACCCTTCGGCTTGCCGAGATAGGCCTTGCCCTTGCCGCCGGCCCATTCACGGACGAAATCCGAGACGGTCACATCGCCAAGCTCGGTCGGCACGACAGCGCGGCGGGAGCCGTCATCTGTGCGTTCGACCTTGATCTGCTTGCCGAGGTATTCGAGCAGCACATCCTCGTGCTGATCCATATCGACACCGACATCGCGAAGCGCCTTGCGGAGCTCGTCATTGCGCGTCGTGCGGTCGATATAGCCGTCACGCTCGGCAATCTGCGCTGCGAGGGCATCCATGTCCGCCTTCGCCTTGGCCTTGACGGCCTCGATAGCGCGGGCGTGCTGCTCCTTGAGGGCCTGGATCGCCTCATCGGGCTTGCCACCGGCACCGCCCTTGAGCCGCGCCCATTCCTCGGGGTCGAAATCCTCCGGCAGGCCTGACACCTTGCCTTCGAGCTCCGACACCTTCGCTGCGAGGGCCTCCTTGTCGCGATTGACCTTGTTCAGGGTCGCCTTCAGCGTCGCCGCGCCGGGATGCTTCCCGAAGTCCTCAAGGGCGAGGTAGAACACCCCGTCCTTTTCCGCGTAGTGTTCGCGGAATGCTTCCTCGACACTGTCGAGGCTATCCACAACAGCTTTCAAAGCCACTGGCTTTCTCCTTGTGATTATGCCGGCACGGCCGGCTCGTCTCCACCGTCATCGGTGGTGCGCGGCAAAAGCGCCGCCATCTGCTGATCCCTGCCCACCTCGTCCTGATCCATCAGGTCGAGTTCTTCTTCCGGGGTGCGCTCGCCATCGATGAGCCCGCCCTTTTGCAGGCGCTCGAAGGCCGTCCGCCACGAGTAGGCACCCTTGGTCCAGCCATCCACGATGGCCCCGATCTCTTGCGCCGACAGAGTGTGGTCGAAGAAGTCGGTGTTCGGCGTGACCTTGACCTCTTCCGGGTCCTCACCGATCCAGATCGCGAGGTGCCTCAGCGCGCGCTCAAGGGCGGCCGCACTCGACATCGCAATGGTTTTCAGCGTCGCCGTCTGGTTGCCGAGGCGAACCTTCTTGGCTTCCCCGGATTCCGCCGTGCGTCCGGTCTCTGCCAACAGTTGAGCGCCGAACACGCTTGACCGCTCAAGCGCATCGCGGATCGCGGCGGCCTGCTTGTCGAGGCCGGGGCCGGAAAACTCCAGGTATTTCGCATCGCCGCCCTTCGGCAGCAGCCAGAGGCGAGACGAGCCTAGGGTTGTCGGCGCCTCGCCATTCTCGATTGCCCGGCGCGGATCGTCGAAGCCGATGGCGACCGGCGTCGGCTCCGATGTCATGTGCAGGGCAAAGGTGTAATCGGCATCCAGCCGGTAAATGCGCACGGACAGCTTGGCGAGGCCGTAGAGCGGCACATCGTCAGGATCGGCAGACAGGTCGTTGCAGCCGACGAACACGAACGGCAGGAAATCCAGCGGCCGGCGCTTGCGGTCGGCGGCCTCGACCTCATCGGAGACGATCCAGCCGTCCTTGGTCTTGACCCAGACGCGCGAGACGTAACGGCCATCCTCGACCACGCACTCGCGATACTGCTCCTTCTGGCTCCACTTGCCGGTTTCGCGGTCGCGCTCCCAGCCAGCCTCGTTGAGCATCGCGAAATCCGGCTCGCCGTCGCTCGCGTCCCAGTTGATGATGCTCTCTGCGACATAGCCGGCGAGGTAGGGCGTGCCGTCAGCAGCCAGGCCCGGCAAGATGCCGTATCGTCCGACAGTCAGCACCTCCGTTGCGATGCGACGGTGCAGGGCATCCAGGGTCAGGCCGTCCCTCGTGGCCCGTTCCCGCAAGGGCTCCATCCCCTTCGGCAACTCGACCACGACGGGCTTTGCCAGCATCGTGCCGATGGCCCCGCGCACGGTCGTGGCGGCCAGCTCCGGGAACTCGGCACGCAGCTTGTAAGCCTCATAGGCGGCTCGCTTGAGCGCGCCATCAGCCATCGCCGCGATCCCGGATTTCAGCGGCAGGTATTTCTCGCCAGCGGCCTTGATCGTGTCCTCACCGGCTACGGCATCGCGCATGAGCTGCCACGATGGGGCGAACTCATCGTAAAGCGGATGCGTGACGGTCGGATCGAACGGCATCAATAGAACCCTGTCTCGATCACTGCGGCGCGACTGACCGGGCGGCCCCGCTTGTGCAGGGCCAGCGCGAGCGCCATCACGCAGTCATCGTGCAGCCCTTCGGGGGCGCTGTAGCGGACGCCAGTCCGGGAATAGACGAACTCGAACTGCTCAAGCTCGTGCTGGATCGGGCCTTCCGGGAAGAGGACGGACTGCTGCTGGATCGCCACGGCAAGTCCCTCCATCAACTGCTGCTTCGACGCCGCCGAGAACTTGAAGCCCTCGAAGTTCTGCCCGCCCCGCCGCTGAAGCGTCTCGACAATCGGATCACCGACGCCCGTTGCGTCCACCGAGGCCGGCACGCGGCCCGTCTCCCGCAGGATCACTTCAAGGGTCTCGGTCCAGGGTTTCTGGAACCGCAGGAAGCGGCAGCAGACCCCGTTCTCGTCCAGCGCAATACCGACCGTCCAATCGACGGACTTTGCCAGGTCCCAGCCCCATGCCAGCGCAGGCTTGGTCGAGACCGGGGCGAGGCACGAGCGGATCGCGGCGATGCCGAAGGGGTTGCCCTCGTCATCACTCGGCTCGGCAAGGTAGAGCTCGCGGAACACCGCCTCAGGCAAGTCGCGCCGGGCCGCCTCAACCTCATCCTGGCTGAGGATGCCGGCCTTGATCGCGTCATGGGCCGTGATGCGCCGATAGACCATGCCAGGCGCGCCAGCCTCGGCACGACGGGCGAGCTTGTATGCCCAGTTCTTCCGGCCCTTGACGTTGCCTATGATCCGGATCGGGCCTTCGGTCTTGGTCAGCGTGGATCGGACCGCGTGCCAGCTTTCCTCACGGCAGCGGCTTGCCTCGTCAATCACCGCCGCATAGACATCCTCGCCATAGAGGTTGTCCGGCTTCTCGGCAGACCGGAACCACATCCGGGCGCCATTGACGAGCTCGATCCACTTGTCGGTGTCGTTCGAGCGGTAGAGCGCGACGGGAATCCCGCGCTTCATCCGGCGGTAGGCGATTTCGGCCTGCGTGTAGACCGGCGCCACCCACCAGTAATTCTGCCCGGCCTTGCCGGCCATGGCCCTTTCGGCAAGCCAGATGAGGCACGGCGCGGTCTTGCCGCACTTGGTCGAACCCTCGACGATCCCGTAGCGCTCGGTGTGAAACAGCGCCTCTAGCTGGTAGTCAGCGAGCCAGGGGCGCTGGTATTCAATCGTCGCGGGCTGGATTGTCGAGGGCGAAGGTGAACCGAACCGCCTCCCCGCCCATGCTCTCGACTGCATCAAGGTTGTGGGCCTGTCGCTCAAGCGGGATGAGACGGGACTTCACGCGGGCCAGCTTCTCGAACAGGTCGCCCGGCGTTTCCTTTGCGCCCAGACACGGACCATCCGGCGTCTCGCCGTTGAGGATTTGCGCGAGGCGTGTTGCGAGGATCGAGCCGATGGCGCGAAGCTGGTTCAGGTCCTTGCGATGTGTAAGCTGGACGTTGACCGCGATATCGGCTGCGGCTTCGATGATCTCCCGGTCGTTCGCACGAGGTTCTTGCGAACCATTTTGCGAACCGTCGCTGCGAACCAGCTTTTCGCGGGCTCGCCTGCGGACCTCATCGGCTAGAGCCCGTTCCCATCCTTCGGCCTTTGCGCGCTTGCGGATGGCGGTCTCGCTGAGGCCGTGCTTGCGCGCGATCTCGCGCACCGAGATCAGGCCGGCTCGATATTCGCGTTCGATTGCCTCCCAATCGAACCCAGGCTTGTCACTCAAGGCAGATCACTTTGCCCCTGCGGCCCGGAGCATCGCGTTGGCGGTGCGGATGACGGCGGCCCAGAAGATGGCGGTCATGGCGTCACTCACTCAGTTCGCGGATTGCGGATGCGATCCAGATCGCCATCGCGGCTGCGGCAAGGACGAGGCCCGTCAGGAGGCCAAGGGCGAAATGGATCATGGCGATTGTAACAATTCGTGATCGCGTAGCCTATTGCCACTATCGTAGCATTTTGCTACAACAGTCTCACCAACAAGGGAGCACGCAAATGACCAAGAGCCTCCGCCACGCCTGCGCCGACGCCGGGACGAACTTCCTGATCTGCAACGACGCCACCCTTGCCGGGTTTTACCCTGACGATGTCGCGTCGTCCCTTGCCTACCTCAACAAGCTGACGGCGGAGACTGTCAGCCTGCTGAACGCTTGCAACACCGTCGAGGACTGCAAAGCCTTCGCCA